GTCTAACCTCATATGACTATAATTCTTCGTTTATCGAAGTCTGTCATTGTCCCGTATGGGAGTTCTGGTTAGGCGGATGGGGCCCGACTATCATGGCAATAAGTAGCAATCACCTGAAAGCTACCTTGTCTGATACAGCAGGTATCAATCTGCTGTGGTGGGTGTTACCCCACAAAGTTAACCGTAAAACCTTTTTAGGAGATTCCTTGAAAACTAGTCCTAAGAGCGGGCCACGTGTGAGAACGCGGGGTTCCCAAACCTCAAGTTCGATTACTGGTTCGTCCTATGAGATCACACCGTCGACAGGGGAAGTCTATACGACAGGCCCCGCATCGTACGAATGTGGTACTCAGGGTGGTACCTGGGGTGTCGTTCGCGACATCCTAGGTCCATTCAAACGGTCTAGCAATTACCGAGAATGGAAGCGCACGCAACCGTTTTTCTCTTCCCAACTCGTCGTGAACCCATCAAGTGGTACCAAAACCACTAATTATATCCCACATTCAAATGGGAGATGGGGCAACAGAACGTGGTCGGGGGATGGCGTGGGTCACGTATTCGGTTCGTTGATTGGCAGGAAAGAGACGCCGCCCGATCGGGCGGTTTATCCCTTGTCCGTCAACGTAAGCAACCTGCAGGACCTAGCGGTCGTAGGATGCTTAAACCGTGTGAACCCTGCCAAATCGCAGTCTTTGGTGACTGCGGTTGAGGCCGGTAAGTCTGTGAGCATGATAAGAGATCGAGCCGCAAAGCTCGCGAAGGCCTACATCGCCATGAAAAAGGGCGATTTGAAGCTTCTCCAGTCAATGTTCCCAGGGAAACGTACTTTCTCGATGCCGAAGCAAGTGGTTGTTTGGGACGAAGACGGTAGGCCTATCCTTAACCGGAAGGGCCAGCCTATAAAACGATATGCACGTAAGCCGTTAAAAGCCCGTGATATCGATCTTCTCTCCGACGCCGCGCGCCTAGAACTCGAGTTCAGGTATGGATGGTCTCCTTTAGTCTATGATATAGTAGACAGTCTTAAGGCTATAAACGCCCAGCAGTTGCGGGACGATTTGATGAAGCGTGATTATACGAAAGTGTATGAGCGAAAAACCAAGTCTAACCGCCAAAGTTGGAATGTGACCGTGCCAAACTATGGCCACGGAAACTGGACAGCGACTGTTACGTGCGTCACTGACGTCACGTGTAAAGCGTATGCCACATACACAGTTAACGAAGAGTCTGGTCTAACGAACAGGCTCAACGACTTCGGTATGTTTGACATCCCCAGATATCTCTGGGAGGTGACACCACTTAGTTTTGTTGCTGACTGGTTAATTCCGGTTGGTGACTGGCTTGGTGCTCTGTCTCCTAAGGTTGGTGTAAATGTAATAGATAGCGGAGTCGTTACAGTGATCTCGCAAGAGGTTACTCGAAGGCTATCGGGCTATACGCCTGTAGCCACCGGCCCGGGTTCCTGGCCTGAATGTCCGTTCCCCATTGGTGCGACTGATTCATTTCAGTACACTACCAAGGAACGTTCACAGGGCCTTCCCATCCCGCTAATTCCCCCTCACGAAGTTAAATTTAACTTCAAACGACTTGCTGACGCGCTTGCCCTGTTACGGGTCATGCGTTAGTATCAATTAATCCCTATAAAAGGAATCAACATGTCTACAATCAGTCTCAAAGCTGTTATCGCTGCCGGTACTGGCACCGGAAAGTCTTTCGAAGCCTATAACCTTACCGGGAACCTTGCGGTCTTCCGGGAAGTAGGTGCTTCGGGGACCCCGGGGCTGCTGACACAAAAGCGAATTGAGCCGAAACCAACGAAGGACTACGTCGGGGTCTCCCGAGGCGAGATCAAATTGACTCGTCAGAAGAATGATGCGCAAGGCATCGCTCGACCCGTAGTTATGACCATCGTTACTTCGCTCCCTGCCTTCCTAACGGACGCTGAGCGCGACGCGTTCGTGACCGAAGGCCTCCTGGCCGCGCTGGAATCTGCCAATCAGGCAGTACTGGCGCGTCAAGTGGTTTCCCAGTCCTAATGTTTAAAGACCTACTTGCGTGGTCTCTTGCGGTGATCGTCCTGGCCCTCATCGGGTTTGGACTGTTATCGCAGACGAACATAGATTGGAAAAACCATGAGAACCCCAAGTCTACACAGACACAAGGATCGCCGGAGTCTTAGACACAGGTCTAAGATCGCAAGCGAAGTATCGTCATACTGGAATCGTCCGATTCCAGCCGAAGCGGCGGCGGCCATCCCATGGCTTACGCTTAGCTCGTTGATTGATTGTTTATCCGACCAGCTAGACCCTGTCCTCTTGGACAAACTGACAATCGCTGTTGAAAGACGCGACGTCAGAGGGTATCTTGCTTTAGGAGCTGAATTTGGGGACCCGCAGAGTCACGGTTCCCACGCTAGTTACTTTGCTAGCATTTCAGTACTTAATCTGTTTAAGAAGTTTCCTTGGACAGATGGCAATATGGACCCTGAGTTAAAAGCGCGCGATCGTTTTTACGAAGCTGAAAGGCTCTGTAAAGCGACCAATCGCCGCATTGCACGCCACCGTAAGACCGACTTTAGCTTCCTCCCATTATCAAAAAGGGTGGACGCACACGGGATTTTTCATCTCGCGCGGCGTAAAATAGCTAGTTGGTTAGGTGAGTGCAACCCTCAGAAGATGTTTGCCAATGTTAAACACGGCCCCGGGGGCTGTGTGGGACTTAATCGCCCATACACTACTCCGTACTACAAATTCGCAACCGGTGGATACACGGTTACGCAAGGGGCTTATTTCTACGCTCTACGACTGATTTTAAACAATCAAGCGTGGGCCCGTGCTTTGTGGGAGGACGTATACGGTAGTAATGCCGACAATGCGTTTGATACACTGTGGCGTGGGTTAATGATAAAGGACGACTCATTTGTCGGTCCGATGTCAAATCATGAGGCTTGTCAGCAAGCCCTCATGAAGCAGAGGTTGTTTGAGGAAACTCTTGCAGCAATCGATGCTCGCGTAGAAGTAATTGACTACAATAAAGTGACGTTTGTCCCAAAGGACGCTACAACACTTCGTGCAATTGCCATTGAAGGGCGCCTCATGGTGCTTCTTCAGCTCGTTGTAGGTACCTTCTTCAAGAAGGCGCTGAAACGGGCAGGCTGTGACCTAACAAGTCAGGTCCGTAATCAAGAACTTGCCAAAATCGGTAGCACGTCGCAAGACAGCTACGACCCGGTAACGATTGATCTGCGGATGGCCAGCGATTGCTTAGCCATCGAGATCGTGCGTGAGCTCCTACCACCTGCGTGGTTTGAGCTTCTGTGCTGTTTGCGCTCCCCCAAGGGGCGTCTCGATGGTGAGACGATAGTATGGGAAAAGTTCTCCTCAATGGGGAACGGATACACGTTCGAGCTAGAAAGCATGATATTTTATGCTCTTGCTCAAAGCGTGTCAGACTTGTCAGGAACCACTGAGTGGTTCGAAAGCACCTTCGGAAGCGTTTACAAATACGCCTACGTTTCGGTGTTTGGGGACGACATTATTGTCCCGGCTATTATGTCTGACCAGCTCATCAAAATCCTAAGGTTTTGCGGTTTTCAAACGAACCGCGATAAAACCTTCACATCCGGACCTTTCCGGGAATCATGTGGTAAGGATTACTATGATGGTGTTCTCGTTCGCCCGTTTTATATGAAACGGGCGTTATCCCAACAAAAGGATTTAATTCACCTCCGAAATAATTTGAAGGGCATGGTGTACGACGGCCTCTACAACGCGTCCATTACGGTCGAGTTGTTAGACAGTCTTCTGCACCCCTTGCTCCGACGAGAGTTAGTAGGTCCACTTCCGACTAAAGGCGATGAATACGTCTGGGCATGCCCAGACGAATGTCACGCCTCGTCTTTGGTGGTATGGGATACCGACTGGCAGAATTGGGCTTTTCCGGTTGTTCGCCAGAAACCGGTGCTTGACGAGGGCCGTAATAGGCTTCGCTACAAGTATCTTCAGTTTCTTTATGGCAACGCAAACGGGGAGCCTGAGGCCAGCTTCTTCTACGGCAGAGACGCTTTCTTGGACCATGTCCAGGGAGGAGGAAGCGCCGGAGAGGTTGTCTTATCAGGGACCAGCGGACCAGGAGTGATTACCTGGTCGAGTCTAGTATGATTTAACAAATCATCTTTTTG